TTCTGACGTGCGTACCCCATGTGACTAAAAATGGTCTAATAATATTCTTTTCTTCGGTTTTTTCTGTAAAGACATCAATACCCAAAGTATTGAAAATAAAGTCTTTAGACTCTAGTTTTAATTGATCGGCCAATGCAGATCTTTTAGCTTTTATGTTCATTTCTTGAAAAATCTCAAGAAATTGATTGCATAGAGTGTCTTTGCCGCTTCTTGCAGGGCCAGCAATTCCAATTATAGTATTCACTGACCAGTACTACCAAAGCCTCCACTATCTCTATTTGTTGATTCAAAGGATTCCACGATTTCAATTGCTGGATTGAAGGTTTTTGCAAACACAAGTTGTCCAATTTTATCTCCCTTTTTATAAAGCTTTTTTTTGTTTATGCTAATAGAGAGTTTAGCGTTGTCATGAATTTTATAATCAAGAGGTTGTGCATTATATTTAAATCTAAGCTTAATTGTGCCTCTATAACCATTATCAATCAAACCAATAGAATTGGCTAAAGTAAGATTGTATTTTGATATTGAAGATCTTGGGAAAACACAAGTATGATAACCATTTTGAGGCTCAATAATTAAGTTTGTATCGTACTCAATATAATCAATTGCCAGATAGTCATCTGCTTTATCCATAGTTATTCCTTGAATGAAAGGATCTGATGCCGCTATGATGTCATAGCCAGAATCGGTTTCATTTGCTGGATACCTTATAGTCTCTAATGTATTTACTTTAATCGTCGTCATTGGTATCTTTATCTATTATGTTTAGTAAATTTGATGATAAGGTGTGCATTCCAATATCCGCAAGTATTCTTGGTGAAAAAATCAAGATAGAGTTTTTTTTCCTTAAAGAAAGTTCTGTTACTGAAATTGCAGCGCCTATTGAAAATTCTTCTCCAGTTTTATCCACAGCCTCCTGCACCGCTTTAGATGCAGCTTGCTCATAACTAAATGACTCTACTACGCACTGCCAATTAGCACTTGCGCACAAGAATAACTTGCAATCATCCTCATTATTTAGAAGCATTTTTTAAAGTATAATTGAAATGTTTGAAAATGTCAATATTTAAAAAAATATTCGTAATAAAATATATTTTACATTTCTTATCTCTAACAAATTACGTCAACTTTTACTCTCTACTTTACTTTAAAATATATTTTATTCGTAAAGCTTATGGTTTTTAGTAAACGTTTTTTTCTTTTTGTTGCTAGAAGTAAAGCTTCTTGTTTATCGTATACACCAAATAAAAAATGATGTCAAGAAAAAAAATTACTAAATTTTCGTCTTGTAAAATATTAATTTTGGGGTATAGTGTAAATCATATTACTATGATCTTTGAAGAACAAGTCTCCCGCAAACCTAATTTATACCCTTGGACAGAACAGTTTATTGAAGCCATGCATAATGGCTTTTGGACAGACAAGGAATTTTCATTTAAAGCGGATGTTCAACAATTCAAAACCGAATTGACTGATCAAGAAAGAGAGATTATTGTTCGCACATTATCAGCAATTGGACAAATTGAAGTCGCTGTTAAAACATTTTGGGCCAAGCTTGGTGAAAACTTACCACACCCATCGCTTCAAGATCTTGGTTATGTAATGGCTAACATCGAAGTTATTCACAATAGCGCATACGAAAGACTTATTAGCGTTCTTGATTTAGAAGATGTTTTTGATGAAAATCTTAAACTTGAGTGGATTCAAGGAAGAGTTAAGTACTTGAAAAAGTACACGCATAAATTCTATAAAGATTCAAAGAAACAATATCTTTATGCTTTAATTCTATTTACTTTATTTGTTGAGAATGTGTCTTTATTTTCTCAATTTTATATTATCAATTGGTTTGCAAGATTTAAGAATGTTCTTAAAGATACTGACCAACAAGTAAAATACACCCGCAATGAAGAAAATATCCATGCTTTAGTTGGTATTAAAATTATCAATACAATTCGTGAGGAGCATCCAGAACTTTTTGATGAAGATCTTCAAGAGCGAATTCTTCACGAGGCTGAAGAAGCTTTTAAGTCAGAATCTAAAATTGTTGATTGGATGGTAAATGGAATCAACGAAGATGGATTATCTGCAGATATTTTAAAAGAATTCATTAAAAACAGAATCAATGAATCATTATCTCAAATTAATTTTCCAAAAGTATTTAAAATTGATGAAAATCTTATATCATGTACAACATGGTTTGATGAAGAACTTTTGGGCAACAACATGACTGACTTCTTTCACTCAAGACCAGTCGAGTATAGCAAAAAAAATCAATCATTCAGTGAAGACGATTTGTTTTAATTTATGAAGAACGAGGTATATTGGCTAAACAAGGATTCAAGAAAATTTCTTGAAAGAGGGTATCTGACAGAAGGTGAAACACCAGAGCAGAGGATTAAAGACATTGCTGATAGAGCTGAATCTTTATTAGGTAATCTTGATGGTTTCTCAGACAAATTTGTCAATTACATGTCAAAGGGTTTTTATTCCTTATCCAGTCCAATTTGGAGTAATTTTGGCCGTGAGAGAGGTCTACCTATTTCCTGTTTTGGCAGTTTTATTTCCGATCAAATGTCTTCAATTCTTGAAAAAATATCTGAAGTCGGTCAAATGACCAAAGCTGGTGGAGGGACTAGTGCATATTTTGGAGCGTTGCGTGGTAGAGGAGCCTCAATCTCATCTGGCGGAAAATCTACAGGTTCAGTGCATTTTATGGAGCTTTACGATAAGCTTATGAATGTTGTTTCTCAAGGCAATGTTCGTAGAGGTTCATTTGCCGCCTATCTACCTATTGATCATCCAGATATCGAAGAATTTCTTAAAATTCGTGGTGAAGGTCACGAAATTCAAGAAATGTCAATCGGCGTTTGTGTTTCTGACGAATGGATGAAAAAGATGATTGAGGGAGATAAAGAAGCTCGTAAGATTTGGGGTCTTGTGATCAAGAAGCGTTTTGAATCTGGTTATCCGTATATTTTCTTTTCTGATAATGCTAACAATCAAGCTCCTCAAATGTACAAAGATAAAGGGCTTAGAATCAACAACTCCAATCTCTGTAATGAAATTATGCTTTCTAATTCAGATGATGAATCATTTGTTTGCGATCTCTCGTCTCTTAATCTTGAGAAATGGGATGAGATTGCTGAAACAGATGCGGTAGAGACTCTTGTATATTTTCTTGATGCTGTAATGTCTGAGTTTATTGAAAAGACAGATGGTATCAAGTTTATGGAGGCTCCACGTAAGTTTGCTATTAATCAACGTGCTCTTGGTGTTGGTGTTCTTGGTTGGCATTCGCTACTTCAATCAAAAATGATTCCGTTTGAATCTATGGATGCTAAACTGCTCAATGGCCAAATTTGGCGCACCATTAGGGAAAAATCAGACAAGGCAACAACTGAACTTGCAAACTTATTTGGAGAACCTCCAATGCTTGAAGGATATGGTCGCCGCAATTCCACTACTCTTGCAGTTGCTCCAACAACTAGCAGTTCGTTTATACTAGGTCAAGTTTCGCCTTCTATTGAACCACTTAATAGCAACTACTTTGTTAAAGATCTTGCTAAGGGTAAGTTTACATATAAAAATCCCTATATTGAAAAACTTCTAAAAGAGAAAGGTAAAAATGATCAAGAAACGTGGAAGTCTATTTTAATTAAAGGCGGCTCCGTTCAACATCTTGATTTCTTAACTCAACAAGAAAAAGACACATTTAAAACATTTGGAGAAATTTCTCAAAAAGAAATTATTATTCAAGCAGCTCAAAGACAAAAATTTATTGATCAAGGTCAATCGCTTAATTTAATGATACCTCCGAATACTAAGCCGAAGGAAGTTAATGAACTTATGATATTTGCTTGGGAGCAAGGTATTAAAGGTTTATACTATCAACGTTCTAGTAATCCATCTCAAGAACTTAGTAGATCAATTTTATCATGTTCTACATGTGAATCTTGATAAAAAAGATATATTTTTTTTAAAAAAAGTGTAATATTAATATAATGGAAGTTGATTTTTCATCTAAATTAAGAAGTTTTTTTGGAGTCGAGTCTGATGCAGCATCAAGACCTGGACCAAAAAGTGGAGCACAAACACCTTCTAAACCATCTGAGCGCAGAAAGGGTTCAGAAAAAAATAAACCAGATTCAGCATCTTCAGATTCTGATTCAAAAATTACTTTTACTGAAAAAGTAATTAACTCTTTAAAGCAGAAAGTCTCTGATCATAATGAAAAATATGATAAAAAAGTTACTTTAGATCAACTTAAAAAAGTCTATCGTCGTGGACTTGGAGCATTTTCCGTTTCTCATAGACCTGGCCAGACTAGAAATAGCTGGGCAATGGCTAGAGTCAATATGTTTTTAAAAATGCAGAAAGGTGGTAAAGTTAAAGATTCTTATCGTGCCGCAGATCAAGATGTTGCTAGAGGTGAGGAACTTTACTATGAACAAAAACCAGAAGATTGCTTTTGGGAGTTTGATTCAATTGATTTTGATTTGGCTCGCATCGACTTAGTTAAAGCTGGTATTAATATTGAAGAGGATGGTGACATTGAATTAGATGATATTGATTATTCTGAAGCTGAAAAAAAGACTTTAAATAAACCATTTAGATTGCCAAGTGGATCAAATAAGAAATTTGGTGTTTATGTTAAAAACGATAAAGGTAATACTGTAATGGTTAAGTTTGGTGATCCAAATATGGAAATTCGTCGTGATGATCCAGAGCGTAGAAAGAGTTTTAGAGCGCGTCATCAATGCGATACTAATGTTGGACCAAAATGGAAAGCTCGTTATTGGAGTTGTAAATTTTGGTCCGCCAAACCAGTTTCATCAATGGCTTCGGCTGAAGAGTTATTATTAAGTGATGACGATGGATTAGATTGGGGATGGGACGATTCTACCTTTATTAATCAAGATCAAATTTTTACAGAAAATCCAGATCTTGAAAATATTGAAGATTTTTTTGAAGAAGAAGAACTTTGACGGTATAATCATGCATTCGCATGAATATTCTTTTTATTTCAGACTTTAGTTTAAACCATAATTCTGGTGGCGCTCAAGTTAGCAATGATTTGATCATTAAAAAAGGTATTGAACTTGGTCATAATATTACATTACATAATTATGACTCGTCTCCATTAAATTTAATTTCTAGATATGATCTAGTGATAAGTTCCAATTTAGAGGTTATTAATCAAACTTCTAAATATCTAATTGATTTTATTTTAAATCATGAAAATCATGTTCGCCTTGAGCACGATTCTTGTTCTTATTTAGACGATGAATTGCGTAAAAAAATATTTACATCATCAAAAATAAATTTCTTTTTATCTGAATTTCATGTATCTTTTTTTAAAAAAAACTATGGCGATTATTTTAATAATATAGAAATAGTCTACGATCCAATAGATACATCTTTATTTTATGAAGATGGTTCTGAGAAAATATATGATATAGTTTATTGTGGGTTTATTCATCCGCTTAAAGGATCAGATAATTTAATTGAATTTTGTAAAAAAAATCCAAATAGAAATATAGATATATTTGGTTGGACTCAAGATAAAAATATATTTAATCAATTATCTGTATTGACAAATGTAAATATACATGATAAAATACCTCATTCTGAGGTTCCAAACATTTATAGAAGATCAAAATATATTTATCATTCCCCAGTTGTAAATGAACCATTTTGCAGAATGGTTGCTGAGGCTCTTTTATGTGGATGTGAATTTGTTGGAGATTTTGAAAAAATTGGCGCTTATAAGCAGTTTATTAAAGATGGTAAAATTAGCTTTTCGGAAAAAGCATCTTCTGCATCAAAAATATTCTGGGATAAAATATCATGAAACAAGCTTCTATTATTACTTCAATTTATAATGGTGAAAAATTTCTTCACGGTTTTCTTAATAATGTTATATCTCAAAATTGTATTGATTCAATTGAGGTTCTTTTATTAGATGCATGTTCTACGGATTCTACAGAACAAATTATTAAACAATACAACCATCCAAGTTTAATATATCATAAACTAGAATCTCGCCTTCCAATTACAGATACAATGAATCGCGCTATTGATTTAGCAAGTACAGAAATTTTAACTTTTTGGAATATCGATGACAGAAGAAATAATACATCTTTAGATTTACAAATTAAATATTTAAACAACAATTTAGATTGCGATATTTGTTATGGTTATGTCGCTTGGAGTTTTATTGAAAATCAAACTTTTGAAGAAAATGATTTAAGTCAAATTTATCCATGTCACGATGTATCAATTGAATCGCTAATGATCAATAATTCTCCAAATTGTTTGCCATTGTGGAGAAAAAAACTTCACAAAGAGCTTGGTTATTTCGATGCATCTTTTAATACAGCTTCAGATTATGAATTTTGGATGAGATGCGCAGCAAATAAAAAAAGATTTGATAAATTTTATGGAATAGTTGGATCTTATTACTATAATCCAAATGGCTTGTCAACAAATTCAAATTCCTCAAATGCCACAGAAAGCGAACTAATTAAATCGAAATATAAACATTTTTTAAAATGAGGAATAAAATAGTAAAAAATATTTTAAAAACATCTTTGTTAAATAAAGAAGGTCATGTCGCCAGCGCTTTATCTATTTTAGATGTAATGATTGTTTTATTTTTTAACTGGTTAAAACCACAAGATCAATTTGTTTTGAGCAAAGGCCATGCAAGCTTGGCGCTCTATGGGGTTCTACTTGAGAAGGGTGAGATCACAGAAAAAGAATTCTATTCTTTTTGTCAAAAAGAATCAAAACTAGGAGGACATCCGTCATCAAAAAAACTTAATCAAGTATTGCTTTCAACTGGATCTCTAGGCCATGGCTTACCATTTTGCGTTGGATTGGCTTTAGCTAAAAAAATAAAAAAAGAAGATGGAAAGGTCTACTGCATTATAGGCGATGGTGAATCTAATGAGGGTACAATATGGGAATCTGCTTTAGCTGCTTATACATATAAATTAAATAACCTTATATGTATTATGGATTTCAACTGTTCTGGCGAAAGAGCTATAAAACTAAATACATGCATTGATAAATTTAAATCATTTGGATGGGAGACCTGTTTAGTTGAACAGGGTAATAATGAAAATTCTATATTTAAAGCTTTATCTAATTTACAGGAAAATGAACTCCCGAAGTTTATTCAGCTTAATACAATCAAGGGTTTTGGTTGTGAAATCATGGAAAACAATCCAGAATGGCATCACAAGTCTCCATCTGAAGAAGAGTATATTAAAATAATTAATAATTTAAAATAAATATGCGTAAAAATTTTTATAAATATTTAACAAAACTTTTTAAAGAAAATGAAAAAATAAACATTTTACTTGGCGATATTGGTGTTTTTTCTTTAAAAGATGCATTTAATCATGATTCGTCTAGAGCTTATAATTTTGGCATAATGGAACAGACGATGATTGGAGCCGCTTGTGGTCTTTCTAAAAGTGGTTTTATACCCTTTATCCATTCTATAGCGCCCTTTATAACTGAAAGAAGCTATGAACAAATTAAACTCAATTTAGGATATGAAAATGTCAATGCTTTTATTGTGAGCGTTGGTAATTCTTATGATTATGCATCTTTAGGATGTACTCATCATTGTCCAAATGATCTTCATATTATATCTTGTATTCCTAATTTTAAAACATATTGTCCAGGAAACTCAAAAGATGTTGAAAATATAATTTTAGAAAATCTACATATAAATCAGCCTAAATATATTAGGCTCTCAGAAGTTGAAAATAATCTTGATTTAATAAAAGAAAATTATGAAGATCTAGAAATACTTAAATTAAGCACAAATGGAATTTGCATAGTTGTCGGAAACGCAATAAAAGATTTTAATAAAATTTTAAATCTCAATTGCACCATTTTATACACAACGAAAATTTCAGATTTTGATATTTTAAAATTAAATGATATTATATGTAAAAATAATATTGATAAAAATATTTCAGTTATTGAACCATGTTATGATTCTGGAATTATATCAAAAATTGCGACATCAATATCAGAAATTAAACAGTTAAATAGCATATCAATTCCAAAAGAATTTATTGAAATTTATGGAACAAAAAAAGAAATTGATGAAAGCATTGGTCTTGATGACGATTCTATCTTAAAAAAGTTAATTAAAATTTATGAAACCAGAAATTAGTGCATATATGACATCAATTCGCCCATATAGGTGGATGCGAATTCATGAAATGCTTTCAAAAGTTGGTGTTCCTTTTGAAATTGTTATTGTAGGTCCAATTGAGGCTGATTTTGAATTACCAGGTGAAATCAAATTTTACAAAAGCTCTGTAAAGCCATCTCAATGTCAACATACAGCTGGGATGCTTTGCCAAGCAGATAAAATGCTTCAAATTGTAGATGACATTGATTATCAAGATGGAGCAATTAAATCAATGTATGATGAGTTGGTAAAAAATGATAACGCGATGTCTACATGTCATTATCACTGGAACAACCAAGACTATACTTTATTTCAAAATACCGCTGGTCAACATCTCCCACACCTGCCTTTGCTTCCTGTATGCGGCATGTTCCATAGGCAAGCTTTTTTAGATTGTGGCGGAATTGATAAAAGATTTTTAGGTGTCATGGGCGAATTAGATCTATATATGAGAATGAGTCAACTAGGATATAAAACAATATTTGTTGATTTTATTTGTAACGAAAACACCGAATTTCAAAATAAAGATCAAAGCAGTTTATGTAGTAAATTTTGGCCAGTAGATAGACCAGTTTTAATTGATTTATGGTCAACCAATAATCAATTCTATTTAATTAGAAATGATATTATTAGAAAATATAATAATGAAAACTTATTAACTGTTGAACAAAATGTTTGAATTTCTGAATAATAAAAATATTTTAATTACTGGAGCCTCTGGTGTTATTGGATCTAATTTAGCAAGAGCGATAAGATCATCTAGCAATTGTAAAATTCATTTAAATTTTTTAAGAGATATAAGTTCTGAATTTCAAAACGAAGATTTTATTTTACAAAAATTTGATATAACAAATTCTGATTTAATAAAAAACACTCTTCCAGTTTATGATTTTATTTTTCACTGCTCTGGATATGGACAACCACAAAAATTTTGCGAAAATCCACAAAAAACATTTAAACTCAATACAGAAAGCGTTTTAAATCTTTTAGATCATCTGAAAGATGGCGGTAAGTTTATTTTTATTAGCACAAGTGAAATTTATTCTGGATCTTGTGAAACTAAAGAAAATTCTTTAATTACCATCAATCCTGAAAACTCTAGAAATAGTTATATACTTGGCAAGCTCTTTGGGGAAAGTATATTAAAATATTGCTCACGTAATATAGAAACAAAAAGTATTAGAGTTTGTCTTTGTTACGGAGAGGGTTTCAAAAAAGATGATAAACGAGTTTTGTCAGAATTTATAATGAAGGGTATTGATGATAATCATATTAGTCTAAAAGATGACGGATCTGCCATAAGAAGCTATATCCATATAGATGACTGTGTAAGAGCGATTGCAAATATTTCAAATTTTTCAAAATATGATATTTATAATCTTGGTGGAGACGAGCCAACAACAATTGGCGATTTAGCTAAAATAATTTCTGAAATTTCAGGTTGCTCCCTTAGCTTTGGTTTATCAGATGAAGGTATAAAAGACAGCCCTAAAGACGCTAGAGTTTGCATTAGTAGGTATGAGGAAGAGTTTGGAACTCTTAATAAAACCTCTTTAAAAGATGGCATAAAACAATTAATATCTTGGTATGAAAATAATTAAAGTAGAAGACATAGAGGAAAGCGTTGGATTTAAAATTGAAAATAAAAACTTAATCTCTAGGATTGAGAATCTTAATCTTCAATATGAATTTCTTAATGATGATGAACTTGCATCTTATATTGAAGATTATGAAAAAGTTTTGGAGTCAGATTTAGTAAGAGCTGGAGAGTCTCGCCAAAACCAATGGCAAAATGGTTGGGCTGAAAATCTTGAAGAATTCAAACAATCTGGTAAATTTTCAGATCTTATTCCAAAATATCATACAAAACATAATATAGCTAAACTTAAAGGTAGAATCATAAAGACCTTCGCTAAAGATTTTGATTATCATTTAAATTCATTTTTTGTAGACGCTTACTTATTAAAGTTTGGTTCATCTTTTTCTAAGATATTTGAATTTGGATGTGGAACAGGATATCATCTTTTTAGACTTCAAAAAGAACTACTAGAAAAACAATTTTGTGGTCTTGATTGGGCTGAATCTTCACAAGAATCTATATCATCTTATTGTTTAATTAATGATATTAAAAATATTAATGCTGCAAATTTTAATTATTTTTCTCCAGATTATTCTATAGATGTTAAAGACTCTTGCATATATACAGTTGCCTCTTTGGAGCAAATTGGAGAAAAGCATACTGAGTTTTTAGAATACTTACTTAAAAACAAACCTTCCTTATGCATTCACTTTGAACCAATTTCAGAGGTTTTTGATGATTCAAATATTTTAGATTCATTAAATAAAAGGTATTTTGAAAAAAGAGGATATCTAAAAAACTATCTTTTTACTCTTAAAGAGCTTGAAAAACTTGGTAAAATATCTATACTAGAGACAAGAAGATTGCTTTATGGAAGCAAGTTTGTAGAAGGGCATACTTTAATTATATGGAAACCGCTATAACAATAGAAAAAAGTCTTAATGATATTAAGGAATTTACTCCTTCCTCATTTGAGGATTTTAGGGGTGAGATTTACACAATTTTTGATCAAAAGAATTTTAATGAAACTTTTAATCATGACAAAATAGCCATTAGATATAAAAATAGTTTAGTTGGTATACATGGAGATTTTGTTACAAAAAAATTAGTAAGTTGTTTATGGGGTAGGATATTTGTTGCGATTGTTGATAATAGACCAGATTCAAAAGACTATAATAAATATAAAACTTTTATTCTTAGTTCGGAAAATAAAAAACAACTTCTTATTCCAGAAGGAATGGGAAATAGTTTCTTAGTTCTTTCAGATGTTTGCGTTTATAATTATAAACTTTCATATTCTGGTGAATATACAGATCATGATAAACAATTTACATTAAAATGGAATGATCCTAAATACAATATCTATTGGCCCATTCAAAACCCAATTTTAAGCGAGAGAGATTTATGAAGAAAATAATTATTACTGGAGTAACTGGTCAAGATGGCAGTTTTATGGCTGATTTTCTTTTGAAGAATACAGACCATATTATAATAGCTGGAGTAAGAAGGCTTAGTGTAAAAAATCATAAAAATATTGAACATCTTATTGATAATCCAAGATTTAAATTAGTTGATTTAGATATTACAGATTCATCTAATGTTGAGCAAATAATTAGAAATGAAGTTCCAGATTATTTTATTAATTTTGCAGCCAACTCATTTGTCGGAAATAGTTGGGTTATGCCCCTTAGTCATATGATGACTAATTGCCTATCAGCTCTTTATCAATTAGAAGCAATTAGAAAATTTGCCCCACATTGTAGATATTATAATGCTGGATCTTCAGAAGAGTTTGGTGATGTAATAATTGCCCCTCAAACAGAAGAGCATCCATTGCGCCCTAGAAGCCCATATGGGGCATCTAAAGCTTCAGCAAGACACCTTGTTAAAGTCTATCGTGAATCTTATGGACTTTATGCCATTCAGGGTTGGTTATTTAACCATGAAGGAACTCGTCGTGGTGAAGAATTTGTTACTCGTAAAATTACAAAAAATGTTGCTAGAATTAAACATGCTATTGAAAATCAAATTCCATTTGAACCAATTAAACTTGGAAATTTAGACTCAAAAAGAGATTGGAGCGATGCTGAAGATTTTGTAGAAGGTGTTTGGTTGATGCTTAACCAAGACGAACCAAAAGAATATGTACTGTCATCTAATGAGACGCATACAATTAAAGAATTTGTTGAATTAGCTTTTAAAGCTGCTGGAATTGATGGCATTTGGATTGGCGAGAAATTGGATACTTTATATTTACTTCCTAATTATTTAAGTGATTTCGCAGGTGTCCCACAATTAAAATTAGTTCAAATTGATGAAAAATTTTATCGCCCAGCAGAAGTTGATCTTCTTTTAGGAGATTCTACAAAAGCCCGTGAAGAACTTGGATGGAAACCAAAAACATCTTTCAAAGAACTTGTTGACAAAATGGTCAGACATGATATACTTGAGCATGGCCAAGGTTAAGATTAATAAAAAACATATTCTTGCCAAACTTACGCTTATCCCGATAAAGGATAAGCGTTTATTTTATATGCGCGAAATGAAGTTTTTAAATATTTTATGCGAAAGATATTCATTAGAATTTATGGATGTCTTAACCTTTGATAAAAAACTAGACTCTTTAGCTTATCTGGTGAGTGACAAATTAAAAGAAACATTAGATCAAAAATTTAGAGCGTTCAATTTTAAGATTGACTATTCTCGATATGAAAAGTATAATATCGGAGATAAAGTAGGAGAAGATTCTGCAGTAGGAAAGAAGAAAGTAACAATTAAACAATTTTTAAATGAGTAAAACTAAAGAAAAAGAAGTGACAAAATCTAGCGATGTTTTGGGTTCGTTTTTAAAACAAAACCAAAGTGATCATTATAATTTTGAAGAAGCTGTTGACTATAAAGTTTCAAGCGGCTCTCTTCAACTAGATCTACATTTAGGTGGAGGTCTTGGACCTGGTTTGCATAGATTTGTCGGCATGAATGAGGGTGGAAAAACATCTGCCGCTCTTTCATTTATGAAGAACTTTTTAGAAAAGGTTCAAAAGGGTAAGGGGTTTTACATTAAGGCTGAAGGTCGTCTTTCTAACGAAATGATGGAAAGATCTGGGATTAAATTTGTTTTTTCAGCAGAAGAATGGCAAGATGGAACGTGTTTTGTATTTGAGAGTAATATCTATGAAACAGTTGTTGATGTAATGCGTCAACTTGTAGCTAAAAATGATGAGGGTAATATTTATTATTTTCTTCTTGATTCTGTTGACGGTCTTATTTCTAAGGGAGATTTGGATAAAAGTTTCGAAGACTCAAACAAGGTTGCTGGTGGTGCGGTAATTGCCGCCAACTTCATGAAGCGTCTTTCTATTGGTTTGGCAAAGCGTGGTCATATGGCAGTATTTATTAGTCAAGTTAGAGCCGATATTAAACTTGATCCATATTCTAAAGCGCCAGTTCGTCAAACTACTGCTACAGGTGGTAACGCACTTCTTCACTTTGCTAATTGGATTTTGGAATTTGAACCTCGCTACAAGGGAGATCTAATTCTTCAGAATCCAGCGGATAGTAAAATAGATGTCAATAGTAATCCAATCATTGGGCATTTTGCTAAAGTTACTGTTAAGAAATCTCCAATTGAAAAAACTAATTTAACTATTGCATATCCAATTAGGTATGGAAGAACAAATGGTAATTCCGTATGGATTGAAAAAGAAATTGTAGACATGCTTTATGTTTGGGAGTTCATTAGCAAAAAAATGTCATGGATTTCTGTAACAGAAGAGTTTAAAGAACTGCTCGCGGAAAACGGTTTAGAACTCCCCGAAAAGATTCAGGGTAATGACAACCTGTTTAAAACAATCGAAGAAAACAAAGAACTTTTATCTTTCTTAATCTCTTATTTCAAGAAGACAATTAATAATGAAATTTAAAACTATATCTGGTTCTGAAACAACTTTAAAAAATGCTAAAAAATATTTAATCAACTGGAAGAAGCCAAGTAGAAGCAAGTTCCAAACATCTGTTAAAAACTTTTTAAATCCTTATTGGTTTAATGATATTGTATTTGAAGAATTTAAAATAGTTGGTACTAGACTATCTTTTGACTTTTATAATGCAAATAAAAATATTGCTATAGAAGTCCAGGGTGCGCAGCATACTAAATATGTAAAATTCTTTCATGGAAGCCGCCTTAATTATTTAGATCAACTACGTCGAGATGAAAAAAAATTGAAATTTTGTGACACAAACGATATAAAGTTAATAGAAATTTATCCAAACGATATAATTGATGAAAAATTATTCGAATCTTTTGGAGTTATACTGTAAAGATATAAAAATATGTCAGAAATAGATCCAGACTCTCTTCCACAATTTAAAATACCTAATAATATTATTAACCAACTATTTGAATTAACAGGTGGCGCTGAGAAATTTAAAGGTTTAATATTTGCTTGTGCCACAGAAGATGGCAATCCTTTGATTTATACTAAATACGATAGCCAAATGACGGAGCTTGCTCTGCGTAAGGCGGTTGAATGCTATTTACAAAATTTAGATGAACAGGAGTATTTAAATTCTGACGAAGACTTTGATTGACAAACTATTCTATCTATGATAATCTATCGTAGATGATTTATAATTACGAGTTAGAAAAACAATTACTTGCCGCTCTTATTAAAGAGCCAGAAAGCTATTCTGAAGTAGCTAATTTTATAAGCTCAAAAGATTTTTATTCTGAAGATAGCAATCTTCATGGAACCATTTTTACAATTATAAAACAATCAATTGATTCTAGCGAAGAGATTGATGAGGTTATTATTGCTCAAAGAGTTAACTCTTTAGGTTTATCATTTGAAGATCGCGTAAACCCATCTGATTATATTAGATCTTTGGCGATGAGAAAAGTTCCCAAGGGGAATTTAATTAAAACGGCTAAAGAGCTAAAGAAATTTACTGTTAGGCGAGAAATATTTGAATCTGCCCAAGAAATCGCAAAGCGAATGAAGGGGATTGGTTCTGAATGTTCGTATACTGATATTATTGAGTCTGCAGATTCGGCATATAATTCAAAAATTAATCTATATGAAATCGGCAATGACTTGCCAGAAAACATATATGATGAAATGGAATTTATTGTTGAAGATCGTGGCAATAACCCTGTTGTCGAATTTGGAATGATGGGGCCGCATAAGAAGGTTAATGAAATTTACGGTTCCCTTTTGAGGCCAGGTAATATTACTGTTGTTGTTGCTAGATCTGGTGTTGGTAAAACTCAGTTTTGTATGGATTATAGCACAAAAGTGGCAATTAAGTATGGTATACCAGTCCTTCACTTTGACAATGGTGAAATGAGCAAAGAAGAGCTTGTTATGCGTCAATGTGCAGCCTTATCTGGCGTTCCAATGCATTTGATTGAGACAGGTGAGTGGAGACGTGCTGGAAAAGAAATCGTTGATCGTATTAGAGCAGTTTGGCCTAAGATCAAAGAGATGAAATTCTATTACTATAATGTCGGCGGGATGGATGTTGACTCTATGATTAAAACCCTAAAGAGATTTTATTATGGTAAGGTTGGTAGAGGCAATCAAATGATTTTCTCTTTTGACTATATTAAAACTACATCAGAATCTGGCGGCGGCAAAAATGAATGGCAAGTTGTTGGAGAAATGGTGGATAAGTTTAAAAAATGTGTCCAAAAGGAGATCTTGCATGAAGGCAATCCAATCATCCCAATGATTACTTCCGTTCAATCAAACCGAAGCGGCATCACTAATAATCGCAATTCACAAAATGTTATCGATGATGAAAGTGTCGTTTCCCTTTCTGACAGGATTACCCAGTTCTGTTCTCACATGTTTATTTTGAGAAATAAAACAGCTGATGAAATTGAAACAGAAGGTAGATCATTTGGCACTCATAAGTTAATTAATGTTAAAGCTCGACACCTTGGTAAAGATATTGCTGGCGCTGTCGAACCAATTAGAATTGGAGACGCACTAAGAAAGAACTTTATTAATTTAGATTTCAAAAATTTCGCAATTACTGAAAAGGGAGATCTTAGAGATATTGCTAGATTTATGGATGGAAATGCAGAACTAGAAGAAGACGAAGATGATGACCTCCCAGACTTCAATTGATCCAACACAAATACAATCTACACTAGAGAGCATTGGTTATAAACTTATAGATTTTGGAAATCATTGGCGAACAAATGCTTTATATCGAGGTGGAGATAATCAAACATCAGTACGTATTTATAAAAATACTGGTGTATGGACTGATTTCGTTAATGGTTCAAAATCTTTACCGTTTGAAAAATTATTACAATTGTCATTAAACTCAGATCCTAAAAAACTAAAAGAAATATTGAATTCTTTAAAAAAGTCTGATGAATTTTTTTACACTCCAAAAGAAACTATAGAAATGGAAGAAATATACCCAGAATCAATGTTAGAAAAGCTTTTCCCAAATTATCTTTTTTATACCAAAAAAGGATACAACGAAGAGACTTTAAAGTTTTATAAAACTGGGCTTGCTGGTGCTGGTAAGATGTATCGGCGTATGGTTTTCCCTATTTACAATGAACATGGTCAAATTATAGGATTTAGTGGTCGTAAAATTGATGATGACGCAGAACACCTTCCAAAGTGGAAGCATCTTGGCAAAAGAAGAAATTGGGTGTATCCAGCAATGATTCCTCAAGAAGATTCAATTGATTCAATCATTAGAGAAAAAGAAGAGGTTGTGTTAGTTGAAAGTATTGGAGATAGCATGGCGCTTTATGAAAGTGGAATTAAAAATAATCTTGTGACCTTTGGAATTGGTTGCAGCCCCGCTATTATCAATTATTTAAATTCATTTCCAGTAAAGAAAATTATTATCGCTACTAATAATGATTTTCAATCGGCGGCAAATCATGGATATAATGGTGCTGTTAAAATTTTAATGTCTTTGCGCAAGTATTTTGATTTTGATATGCTTGAGATTCGACTCCCACCAGAACCATTTAATGATTTTTCTGATGCGTACCAAAATGGATTTAATCTTAAAAATTGGTATAATCAAACTACAGATAAAGACCAGTACATTGACAATTTAAAAAGTTATGTTAAAAGATATCTTAACTTTTTTAGTCAAAAGGATGTCGCAGGTTTAATTAAAATACTAGAACATCATGAGTGAACCTAAGACACCACTTTCAGCAAGTAGAATTAAAACAG